CAGTTCCGTGATCGGGAACAACGGTGTTGTTCAGATAAGGGCAGGCATGACACGCCACGCCATAAGTGCGTCTTGTGTACTTTTCTTTCATGTCAGACCTCACGAAGGTATTGACGGCCGGCGTCAACCGGATCAGGGCAGGCTTTGTACAGTTCGTCGATTCTTGTATGATCCAGCTGGAAGCGAAGCGCCGGACGGTGGGTAAGGACGAGGCGCAGGAAGCGCGTCAGCCAGATATCGCGATGCGCTTCGGGGTTGGTTACGCTGCGCATGCCCTGTCCCATGCCCACGCGGGGCTGTAGCCCTGTGCGATCAGGCTCGCGAAGAGTGCCATCTGGTTTGCGGTCACGGTCAGACCTGCTGCGTGCGAATGATTCGAACGACAGATCCGTGAATCTGGCCTGCGTCCTCCATCTCTTCGATAGCGCGGTCTTGCGCTTCTTCAGAGTCGCGGGCGGTAACCAGCATTTCAGCGTTATCGAACAGAACACGGTATTCGTAGATTGCTTTCATGATTTGCTCCTTGCGTTTGGTGTTTCGTTGCAGTGACTTCACTATAGCAAATGCGTAATGAAACTTCAACAGGAAATTGACGAGTTCCACAAAAAGATACGTGCTCGCGCCCTGCTGATCGCGGTCGAGTGGGCCGGTAGCGCTGACAAGCTCGCCAAGATGATCGGGCTGGAACGAAGCGCTGCTCGCAAGTGGATGAAATGCGGACGTATTCCACCGTTATCTGCACTGGCTCTAAGCCGTATCAGCGGCTTCCCACTTGGGTTTGCGGAGATGTGTCCTGGGGACACTACCAGCCGTTTAGCGCGCCGGGAATGTCCCCACTGTTGGCGGATTATCAGGAACGTCGGAGACAGGACAGAGTCTTCCCTTCTTTTAAAGGCCTGTTCCGAAGAGCGCGCACGAAAGCGTGCCGCGGCGCCGACGAAGGCGTACAAACCAAACCGCAAACAGCGTGCAGCCAAGTCGAAGGGCTCTCCTTCCTTACAACGAGATGTGAAGAAGTCAATCTAATCAACGACTTAGCGTTTAAGTTAGTGAAAGCTTCGGTTGACATAATAGAGATTATCAACGGTCGATCCCGAATATGGGGCCCCAGGGCGTGCGGTCCGCGATTTGGCCGGACCCTCTGGGGTAAAAGCGGCGGAAGCATTCACGGTCACACCCTAAAGCTGGCGCTCGGCCAAAAACAAATGCCAAACCACAATTGGAATTAAATTCCAGTTCCTTATTCAGCAAGGGTCTCCGGGCGATCTGGAATTTGCCGCCAGTTCGCCAGACGAACATTTACAGCGAACTGGAATTTCCCGCCAGTTAGTTGGCGCTAACACAGTCTGCGAAATGGATTTCACTAAACGTAATTTCAGAAAACAGTCCGCAAAAAAGAAAAAGCCCGCACAGAGGCGGGCTTGCGTAGAATAATTTTCTACCGACAGGCTGCATCACAGTTTGGACTTGGCGTGGATGAAAAGCGACGTGAGGCGCGACAGGCCGGTCATCAGCGAGAATTCCTGAAAGCCTTCCTCGATGTGGGCGAGGATGTCGTGCAGCAGGCCAAGGTGTTCGTGCGGTAAAGCCGAAACGCGCTCATGCAGCGTGGCCGGTTGAGCAGGCGAAATAACCGGCTCAGGCTTTACCGGCGGAGTTTCAGGGGCGGCGGCGGTCTCCGTAACGACAGACGCAGTGGCCGGGGCGACGGGTTCAGCAGCGGGAACAGCGTTCAGGTCAGACATGGGGTTTCTCCAGTGGGTTTGCCCTGGCGGGCGACATGGTGTAGTCTGCGCGATAATAAACGCAAAGGCGGTAAGTGAACAGGCCAACGGGCGAAAAGCGTGGCGCTGTGAGAATGCACATAGCGCTCGTCTGCTAAATGAGCATGGCTGCGCCAGCAGGCGAGCCGCCCACCCTTAAAAGCAAGTAGGAGAAAAAGTATGGGTACAGTGTTTGGCGTGGAAGTGAAGGAACACGCGCATCCGGCGCAGCACGACGACTACCGATATTGTTGGGGTCATTTCTACGTGAACCTCAGATCGGAAAATAAGGATTGGGTAGAGACAGTTGCCGCCGAGGATTTTGAGCGTCAACTAAGGGGGAAAAGAAATGTCTGGTTCCGCAGTGCCCCGCGCGTGACAGAAGAAAAATGTTTTGAAGGAAAAAAGACAGAGTACTGTGCTTTTGTCAGGGGGCTGTGCTGGTGATGACCAGAATTGCATCAAACGCAATCAAGGGGCAACCCCTTAACCTTGAACCGGATTATAAACGGCGCGAGGCGTTCATTGCTGCGTACTTCGAGACTGGAAGCCTGACGAAAGCTACCCAGATCGCCGGCGTGCACATGAACACCGGCCAGGAGTGGCGCCGGCAGAAGTGGTTCGAACAGGCGATCGCGGAGCTGAAGAAGTCGCTCGACCGCCAGATGGACGGCCGGATTACGAAGTTGCTGGCGCGAACGCTGGACTTTCTGGAAGACAGGATCGAGAACGGCGACACCAAGGCGTTCGCGGGGAAGGAAGGCATCCAGAAGACGACAGTGCCGGTCAGTGCGCGGGATCTGGCGATCGTGACAGGGGTTCTGTTCGACAAGCGGGCCCAGTTGAGAAAGGATCCGGAAGACGACGACAACGCCGAGAGTGCGCTGGAGCGGATCGCGGACCGGTTGAGGCAGTACACGCTGAAAGACAACAAGGACCCCCTGCGCGACACGCGGGTGGCCGATGTGGAAGACAATTCCGACTTGTGTTGAGGATGATATGGCTAAGACAATCAAGCCTGACCGCGCATCGCATGCGACGAAGAAAGGCAAGACGGTCGCACCTGACCGGCCTGCGCAACCGGTGAAGGGCGGCAAGGGTAGCCCCGCGCCGGTTTGCCGGATGACGAAGAACCGTTCTGGCCGGGGTCGGTGATGGCCACTTCGAGGGCGCGCGTCCCCAAGGCCCTGATGGATGGCGGCAAGTGCAAGCCGACGCGCGGCGCGAAGAAGTGCGTCCACACAACGGGCAAGGCGAAGTTCGCCGGTAAGGGTTCGGGTAAAAGCGGCAAGGGATCGACTGGCGGGGGTAAGTGATGCCGTTGAAAAAGAGCAAATCGAAAAAGGCGGTCGGGCAGAACATCAAGACCGAAATGAAAGCCGGCAAGCCGCAGAAGCAGGCAATCGCCATTGCACTGAACACGCAGCGCGAAGCGAAGAAGAAACGTAAGTGAAGCCAAAGGCGAAACGCCTTGACGCCGCACTGGTGGAGGGCTTCCAGCGGCATTACCTGCTGGAGAAGTTCGACGGGTCGGTAGCGGTCGCGCCGTTCCACCGCATCATGTGGGACGAGGCTTGCGACGAGGACAGACGCCGCTGCGCGTGGGCGGCGCCGCGTAACCACGCCAAGTCAACCGCGGTTACGTTCACGTTCGGGCTGGCTGCTATCTGCTTCCGGGTGCGCGACCACATCATGATCGTGTCTGACTCGTACGATCAGGCGGTGCACCAGCTGAAGGAAATCAAGAACGAGTTCTTCGATAACGAGGAACTGAGGCAGGATTTCAAGTTTCGTAGCTTCCTGAAAGACACGGAAGCGGAAATCATTCTGGAGTTCATGGACGGATATCAGGTGCGCGTGCTTGCGCGCGGGTCTGAGCAGCGACTGCGTGGCCTGAAGTGGCGCAGCAAGCGCCCTAACCTGATTCTGGGCGACGATCTGGAGTTCGACGAGATTGTGCAGAACCCGGAACGGCTGGGCAAGTTCCGCGACTGGTTTTTCAAGCAGCTTCTGCCGGCAGGGAGTAAGGACTGTCTGTTCCGGATCGTCGGCACGATCCTCGCGTTCAACTCGCTGCTGTCGGACCTGATGAAGGACAGCATGTGGACGACGCACCTGTGGCGCGCGCACGAAGCGTTCGACGACTTCAGTAACATCCTGTGGCCTGAGCGCTGGCCGGAAAAGGATCTGCGCGAAGAGCGGCAGACCTTCGTGAACCAGGGGAAGGCGGACGGCTATTCGCAGGAATATCTGAACGAACCGATCGCGGAAGGGAACAGTTTTTTCGAAAAGGACGATCTGTTAGATATTCCTTTCCAGTTTTACCGGGATTGGGAAACAAACCCCGGGAAACGCCCCGTGGTGTTCTACGCGTCGATCGACCTTGCCGTATCCACGCGCACGCACGCAGACCGGTCGGTCATCAACGTGGCGACGATCGACGCGGACCGCTACCTCGACATCGTGGATGTGAGAAAGGACCGCTGGGCGCCGAAAGATCTTGTCGATCAGATATTCGAGGTTGACGAGGCGTACGAAGTAGATACGTGGTTCATTGAGTCGGGGACTATCCTGAAGGCGATCGGCCCGTATCTCGACGAGGAAATGGCGCGGCGCAACCGGTTCCTGAACCTGCACCTGATGGTGCCTTCAAAAGATAAAATCACTCGCGCAAAGTCGATTCAGGCACGGATCAAGGCAAAGCGTGTAAGATTCGACAAATCTGCCGACTGGTGGCCGGGTGTTGAGCAGGAAATGCTACAGTTCCCCCGCGGCGCCCACGACGACTTCGTGGACACGATGAGCCAGTACGGCCTGGCACTGGACGAGATCATCACGCCGCCGACCGAAGACGAGGTTGACGAGGAAGAGTACGCGACCGAAGTTGCGATGGGCAACCAGCAAGGGCGAAGCAAGGTCACAGGATACTAGGCAATGCATCTCCAGAAACATCTTTCCTTCGAGAGCATCGTTACGTCAAACAACGTAACGGAAATGATGGACGATGAAGATATCGGCCTTGTCGGGGAAACTATTCTCAAGCATTACGAGAACGACAAGATGTCCCGCGATGAGTGGGAAAGTCGGTACGCCGAATCGGAAAAGCTTGTGATGCAACTGCGCGACGAGAAGAGTTTCCCGTGGCCGGGCGCCGCCAATGTCCGGTTCCCTTTGCTCACGATCGCAGCTCTCCAGTACCACGCGCGCGCTTACCCGGCACTGGTCCGCGGCACGCAGCCGGTGAACTGCCGGGTAATCGGTGACGATCCGCAGGGTACGAAGTCGCAACGCGCGAAACGGGTTTCCGGCCACATGTCCTTCCAGATCATGGAAGAAGACAGCCAGTGGGAAGACGGCACCGACAAGGCCCTGATCGTGCAGGCGATCATGGGTTGCGCGTTCAAGAAGACCTTCCACAGCTCCAGCCTGCACCATGTGCGCAGCGAGCTGGTGATGCCGAAGGATCTTGTCATCTCCTACTACGCCAAGTCGCTCGAACTGGCGCCGCGCATCACGCACACCATCTACCTGTCGCAGGATGAGGTGGAAGAGCGCATCCGCCGCGGTCTGTTCAGGAAACTCCCGAACGACACGTCAGGCGACAACATCAGCGAGTACGACGACAAGGGCGTGCCGGCGCCGCGCGAGATTCCGCCCATCGGCGTGATCCGCGAAGCCGAGAACGAGATAGACGGCATGCAGCCGGGTTCGCCCGACGAGGATACGCCGATCCTGTTTCTTGAACAGCACATGTGGCTGGACCTCGACGGCGACGGTCTGCGCGAGCCCTACATCGGCTTCGTGCGCCACGACGACGGCGTGCTGTATCGGCTCGTCGCGCGCTTCGAGAAAGACAAGGTTGAGCGCAACGCCGCCGGCGAGATCGTACGCATCGAGCCCGAACACTACTTCACGAAGTACGAGTTCATCCCCGCGCCTGACGGTTCGATATACGGCATGGGCTTCGGGATGCTGCTAGGCGCCACGAACGAAGCCATCAACACGCTGATTAACCAGCTGACCGACGCCGGCACGATGTCGAACCTCGGTGGTGGCTTCCTCGCGCGCGGCGTGCGCGTGCGCGGCGGTGAGTATGCGTTCCGCCCGCAAGAGTGGAAGCGCACCGACTCTACCGCGGCAGACCTCAAGAACGGCATTTACCCGCTTCCGATCCGTGAACCGTCTAACGTTCTGTTTCAGCTGCTTAATCTTCTTATTGATT